GACTTGAAAGAATGGCAAGTCGGGGGGGGGTATTTGGTGGTAGAATAGCCCAAAGAATGTTAGATAAATATCGGGCTTCTCAAACACAAACAGCCGGGGTTGCAGGTGCCGCAACAGCTCCACCAGCCGTACAAACAGCCGGCGCAACAAATATGGGGGAACGTATTAATACAATAGAATCCAGGCTATCTACTTTAGAAAGCGGTAGCGATTCTGCGGGTGCAGCTCCTGCTGAAACATTTACCGATCCTTTAACAGGCATGGAAATACAACGTGGAGCCACAGGAAACGGAATTAGCCCTGAAGCTAGAGTAGAAGCCGCGCAAACAAGGCGAGACGAAAGGGCTATGTTAGGTACCGTTCAGCCTCAAGCACCTGCTGTAGAGGAACCAATAATTCCACAATCTGAGCAATTAGGCTCACTTATGGCTTCACCATTTATGGTGCGACAACGTAAAAATATGGGGCCTTTAAACTTAAACTCACCTTTAAACGGAAACACTTTTGCTAAAGCAGTACAAGATGCTAAAGCAACAGGGGCAAGCACATTTAAAGTTGGCGGAAAAACTTATAACGTAAAATAATAATTATGGAAGATAGAAGCAAAAAAATAATCAAAGCACCATCGCTGCAAGGAACAGTGGGTGAGTCTTATGTTTGGGACGGCCCTTTAGACACTAGCGGTTTCCCAATGGGGAAAGGCAGTAGCTCAGGAGCTAACGGTATGCAAATTAAAAAATACCCGTGCAAGTCTTATGAATTGCAAGGGCCTATTACGCAAAGAGCAAAAGGATAATTATGTACGTTCAGCACAATTCGCCATTTGCGAAAAAAGGCGACGCACCATCTAGAAAAAAATCTAAGGGTTACTATGCTAAAGTTAAGAAAGGCAGCGGCACTGGAGCTAAAGCCGGTGGCGGTATGACCGCTAAGGGTGTTGCAAAGTATCGTAAAGATAATCCTGGTAGTAAATTAAAAACAGCCGTAACTACGCCACCTTCAAAACTTAAAAAAGGAAGTAAAGCGTGGAAGCGTAGAAAAGCTTTTTGTGCAAGATCTAAAAGCTGGAAATCTGAAAGAGGCAAAGCCGCAAGAAGAAAGTGGAATTGTTAATATGAAAGATCAAGGATTAGGCGATACAATAGCAAGAGCTACAAAAGCTACAGGCTTAGACAAACTTGCACAACAATTTGCTGAAGGTTTAAATATACCCGGCGGATGCGGTTGTAAAGAGCGCCAAGCCTATCTTAATAAAGTTGTACCATACGGAAAACAAAATAAATAATGGCTTTTAAACTTAATAACCCTCCATACAAAATGGACCCAACCCCTGTATATTCAGTAAATATGCAAGATGGAATATTAGGTAAAGCTAATCGTAATGGCACAATTATTATAGATGAAAATCTTCCGCCCTGTCAAGCAAAAGAAGTAATTAAACACGAACAAGTACATATAAATCAAATGCGCCGTGGTGACCTTGACTACGATGATAAATATGTATACTGGAAAGGAAAAAAATATTCAAGAGCCAAAATGGAAGAAGGCTCGCCTATGCTTGCATGGGAAAGAGAAGCGTATAATAAATCTAAAAACTAAAACAATGGGATATAAATCACCCTACAACAAAGTTGGCCAATTAAAGCCAGAAATGAAAAATCAAAGTAAATCTACAATAGCAATGAAAGATTCTGGCATTTATATGCAAGATCAATCACCGTTGTCTATGTCACCTCTTAATTCCCATGGTGCGGGCGGAACACACCCAGATCCTAAAAAAGGAGATAAATTGCCTTCATATAACACTACAACATATAATGCTAGTGCTTCAGGTTCTGGGGGTGGGTCTAGTTCACAAAATCTTTCAACTAGTAATTTATCAAATTATCAATCAACATTAATTGATAAAGGCTCTGGTTTTAAGCCAACGCCGGAGCAAACAGCAAAAGCTAATGCTGAAGTTAAAAGGTTAAAAGCATTAGATACATCAAATGCCGCGGCAAATGCTGCTTCAAGTTCAAACTTATCTCAGTCAAACAGCGAATCAACAAGTACCCGAACTACTACTTTAGGCGATCAAACGCTAAACCAAATTAAAAAAGGCGGTGAAATAAAGGCGCAAAATAGACGAAATAGAATTAATGCTGAAAGAGAGTATGCTGTAAATAGGGCCTATAGCGATAGTGTTAACGTAGCAAACAAATTTTTAAATAAGTTGCCTACTCGCCTACAAAACAATCCAAAAGCGCTGAAAGCCGCACAAGGGAAAGGAAATTTAGCAGCTATGAGAACTCTAACCGGCAGCGATGCTTTTTCACAGCAAGAGATTAAAAAAATGACGCCTCGTGGCCAAAATTTTAAAGGGTAATAGTAATAAATGAATAAAATTCTTCAATTTATAACCGGAGGTCTCATTAAAGACGTTGGTAAAGTTATAGACAACTTAACAACTACAGATGAAGAAAGACTTGCGGCTAAACATAAAATTGAAGAACTGCTAGAGCAAGCGGATAAAGATGCTCAAGACCAAGTAACAGCAAGATGGGAGTCGGATATGAAGTCCGATTCCTTCTTGTCTAAGAATATAAGACCAATGGTTCTTATATACCTTACCTTTATATTTTCTGTGTTAGCATTTTTTGATGGCAACATAGGGGAGTTTTCAATAGCGGAAGATTATATACCTATATTTCAGTCGCTATTAATAACCGTGTATGGCGCTTACTTTGTAGGTCGCACGTGGGAAAAAGGTAAAAAAATAAGTAATAGTAAAGATAACTAGTTAAATATAAATCAATTAAATTAAATCAAATGACAAAAATTACAGATGAGCAATTAAAACAATTGCAAGAGCTACAAGCTAAATTAAACACTACAGTTTCAAATATTGGAACATTAGAGGCTAATAAGCACGCGCTGCTGCACGAGCTAGCGGGTGTAAATAAAGAAATAGAAGAAGCAAAAAATTCTTTAGAAGAGGAATACGGTTCTGTAAATATTAATTTAGAAACAGGTGAGTATACCGAAATAGAAAAAGATGAAGCTGATAAGAAAGATTAGTATTGGTTCTGACTACAAAAGTGATGCAATGCATTATTCTGTAGGTCAACAAGTATACGGGGGACACGAAATTAACTCTATACTTTTTGATGAAACCGACTCTTCTTATAATATTTTTATTAAGAAAAACTCAGAGGTATTGCCGTGGAAGAAGTTTAATTCTAACATGGCAATATCCGTGGAGTATGATCTTGAATATTAATGAAAGCGTTACACCAATTTATAGTAAAACCAAACGGCCAAAGATATAATAACGTAAAAAAACTGGGTGACAATAGCCTGCTACTAAATACTAGTATAGAAAGCTTTCGTCACATAAATAAAGAAGCAATCGTGATTGCGACTCCAGCTGCTTTTAAAACTAATATAAAGCCGGGGGATACTATCCTTATACACCATAACATCTTTAGAAGATGGTATGATATGAAAGGTGTAGAAAAAAACGGTAGCACATATTTTAAAGACAATATGTATTTTGTTAATTTAGAACAGGTTTACGCATATAAAAAAGATAACGATTGGGTTATGATTAATAATAGGTGCCTTGTAAAGCCTATTAAAGAAACAAGCTCATATTCAACTGAAAAAGAGCAAAAGCATATTGGTATACTAAAATACAGCAATGATGCGTTAAAAGCTGCTCAAATCAACCCAGGTGACCTGGTAGGGTTCACGCCTAAAAGCGAATGGGAATTTATTATAGACGATGAACGTCTTTATTGTATGAAATCAAATGATATAGCTATTAAGCATGAATTCAAAGGAAACGAAACAGAATATAATCCGAGCTGGGCAGAAAGCAGTTAAGGAGCTTATAAAAGTTGCAGAAGAAAAAATCATTACAAATACAGAAGATGATGTTTCTGCCGATAGACTTAAAAACGCGGCCGCTACAAAAAAGCTTGCAATATTTGATGCGTTTGAAATTCTAAATAGAATTGAAGAAGAGCGTAATATGCTGGCGGGTGCTGATGTAGAAACTAAAGCTAAATCATTTAAAGGCTTTGCAGAAGGAAGATCTAAGTAATGTACGAGCAAAGTTTATTTAAAATACTACCGGATTATATAGATCCTAAAGTGCTTAAGAAAAAAAATAGATATAAGCAATGGAAATATGGTTATGACAAAGAATCTGATGTTATAGTCATTAGTAAAACTGGGGAGATTGGCGAAGTGTATAGCATACAAAATTTAACTATAGCTTTGCCTAAACAAAATAACCCTTATGAATTTAAATCTAACAAATGGAGTAGGCTTGATTATCCGCAAGAGCTTAGTAAAATAAAAAGCGTATTTGAGTGGAATCAAAAGCCAGAATACTTCAAAGAAAAATATTATGACTATATAGATGAAGAATTTAAACGTCGGGAACAAGGCTTTGGGTTCTATAATAAGAGCGTGGCTACTTACATTACTGGTACTCATTATATGTACTTGCAGTGGGCCAAGATTGATGTTGGGGCAGCAGAGTTTAGAGAATCAAACAGATTATTCTTTATATTCTGGGAAGCTTGCAAAGCAGATCAAAGATGCTACGGTATGTGCTACCTCAAAAACAGGCGTTCAGGATTTTCATTCATGGCATCAGGCGAAACTGTTAATTTGGCAACAATCAGTTCAGATTCAAGATTCGGCATCTTATCAAAGTCTGGTAGCGACGCCAAAAAAATGTTTACAGATAAGGTAGTACCAATATCAGTTAACTACCCTTTCTTTTTTAAACCAATACAAGACGGTATGGACCGTCCAAAAACAGAGTTAGCATATAGAGTACCGGCTTCAAAGCTAACACGAAGAAAGCTTGATCAAGGCGAAAACCCTGAAGAGCTTGAGGGGCTGGATACAACTATTGACTGGAAAAATACAGGTGATAACAGTTACGATGGTGAAAAACTAAAGCTGTTAGTACACGATGAATCGGGTAAATGGGAAAGGCCAGACAATATATTAAACAACTGGCGAGTAACAAAAACAACATTAAGACTTGGTTCTCGTATTGTTGGAAAATGTATGATGGGATCAACATCAAACGCATTAGATAAAGGCGGTAAAAACTTTAAAAAGTTATATTATGATTCAGACGTTACAAAAAGAAACCGCAACGGACAGACTAGCTCAGGATTATATTCTTTGTTTATACCTATGGAGTGGAATTACGAAGGATTCATTAATGCTTATGGATACCCTGTCTTTGATACGCCAACAGAACCAGTTGAAGGACCATATGGCGAAATTATTGAACAAGGGGTTATTGAACACTGGCAAAACGAAGTAGACGGTTTAAAACAAGACCAAGACGGTTTAAATGAATATTACCGTCAATTTCCAAGAACGGAGCAGCATGCTTTCCGTGACGAAGCAAAAGAATCTTTGTTCAATCTTACTAGAATATACCAACAAATAGATTACAACGAAGAGGTATCTAATAATATGAAAGTAACACAAGGTAGCTTTCAATGGTTAAATGGCAAACAAGATAGCGAAGTTATTTTTACTCCTAATAAAAGTGGTAGATTTAAAATATCTTGGGTACCACCAAAAAAATTACAAAACTGTGTAATAAATAAGAATGGCGTTAAATATCCGGGCAATGAGCATATAGGTGCGTTTGGATGTGATTCATATGATATATCAGGCACAGTTGATAAACGCGGATCTAAAGGAGCGCTGCACGGATTAACTAAGTTTAGCATGGAAGATGCGCCGCCTAATATGTTTTTTTTAGAATATATCGCAAGACCTCAGACAGCTGAAATATTTTTTGAAGATGTTTTAATGGCTTGTATATTTTATGGTATGCCTATACTTATAGAAAATAATAAACCCAGGCTGCTTTACTATTTTAAAAGAAGAGGTTATCGGGGATTTTCAATGAACAGGCCAGATAAACTTTGGAATAAGTTATCTGTAACAGAAAAAGATATAGGTGGTATACCTAATTCGTCAGAAGATATTAAACAAGCCCATGCCGCCGCAATTGAAAGTTATATAGAAACATACATAGGTGAAGTTGCGGACGGAATATATGGGGATATGTATTTACAAAAAACGCTTGAAGATTGGGCCACATTTAATATAAATAATCGTACAAAGCACGATGCTACTATTAGCTCTGGATTAGCGATTATGGCTTGCAATAAAAACAGGTATAGGCC